TCTTCTCCTTCGGCTGGTTTCGAACCAGCGACCTACCGGTTAACAGCCGGGCGCTCTGCCAACTGAGCTACGAAGGAATATAGGAGAGGGTTGAATCGAACAACCGACCTCGTGGTTATGAGCCACGCGCGCTAAACCACTGCGCCACTCTCCTTTGTGTCTCTATTTGAAAGACATGCCTGCTGTGGGACTTGAACCCACGACCACAAGATTAAAAGTCTTGCGCTCTACCAACTGAGCTAAACGGGCAGTATGTTTAATAGAGTGATAACTGGAGTTTTTATAGAAGAAAGTACCAGTAATCTAGGATTAAACATGATATCCTTGGAGGGACTCGAACCCACGACTTTTGGCTCATAAGACCAACACTCTAACCAACTGAGTTACAAGGACGTGCATGGGGTGGGATTTGAACCCACGAAGCATAAGCACACGATCTTAAGTCGCGCCCCGTTGACCAGGCTTGGGTACCCATGCTTAAACTATAACGAGAGATACTTTTTCTCCCGAGTTGATTAAGTCAACTAATCTTCTCCTTCGGCTGGTTTCGAACCAGCGACCTACCGGTTAACAGCCGGGCGCTCTGCCAACTGAGCTACGAAGGATGGTGCCTGCTGTGGGACTTGAACCCACGACCACAAGATTAAAAGTCTTGCGCTCTACCAACTGAGCTAAACGGGCAAATGGTAGCGGTGGGATTTGAACCCACGAAGCATAATGCATTCGATCTTGAGTCGAACCCCTTTGACCAAGCTCGGGAACACTACCTTATCTACTATACCACGGTAATCAACAAACTAACAAAGTTTCAAATTTTGAAATAAATAATCAATGATTAAAATTAAATAAATAAAACGACATCGGCAGGGTTCGAACCTGCGCGGGCAAAGCCCAATAGATTTCAAGTCTATCTCCTTAACCACTCGGACACGATGTCAACATTTTATAACATCTACATATAGTATATTTAATATTTTTTTAAATAATTTAGACGCGATTAAATTATGTATCAGGATTAATACATTTCCATATACAATACAACATGGCAATTACAATTACAATAATGATTACTGGTCCAAAACTTGGGTCTGCATAATAATCCTCATATGACCGGATTACATTTCTTGGACGACAAGTATAGTAACCATTACTTACTGGGACTTCAATATTGTAATGAGGGTCGTGGCGATCTATTGGAAATGTCATGTTTTCACGAATAGAACGATCAATCGCGTAGTTCATAATACAACATTCTACTTCCGAACAATTTAGAGGAGTAAAATATTTATTGATATACTCTACATAATTGTTGATAAGATGTTCATAAGTAGGGCAATTTGTTCCATTCATATCATCTTTTCTTATTCTAACCCAGGATATATTATACAACCCACGATAATCATAAATGGCACAACAACCATAATCCCCATGTTCGGGATCATAGAAATCACTACAACTCATCGGTCTTGAAGTAGAATGAGGCCACGCCCTTGCTGTTAACTCCTGTGGTTCAGGATAATAATAAGACGATCTATTTCTTCCATCAATCTTATCAAAGAAGTATACACCCGAAACACCTTCTAGAAAACAAAGGGACAATCCAAGACAAATACAACAGATTGTTAAAAGTAGATATCCTAAACAACGTAACGTTTTAATACATCTATTTATCTTTACTTTATTTGATCCACGGGGAGACTGAACCCCTAGAGCATCTCTCAACTTTCCTTCTTCAGGATTGGCATCAAGGCTATCTGAACGAAGCTGAACCATATCATGATTATTCATTTTCTATGAATGTTTTTTTATGTTTGTATTCTTTATTATGGAATATTCAAATTTGATTTTTATAGTTAATCTTTCTTAAAAACATTTTAAAGGACGACTGATGTGTCCGGGACCATGTAAGATGCTCTTAGATTGTAAGGGTCTATGGAATATAGAACCCCTTATCATTGGCCATACAAAAATTCTCCGTCGATGGAGAATAAATCTTACAATCGTTATCCTTTTCCCCGCGATAATCCTTTTATTGGAATCTTATTACCTTCATATGACTAATATCATATCTTACAATCCTGAAGATGAAATATTGAATGAGTCATGTTATCTCAGTCACTTCGGTTGTTGCGAGATCATTGATTATTGTTGGGACAATGGTGTAAAGATGACTCAACCCCAGCATCATTATTATTTAAACCTTCCCAAAGAAGATCTTGAAGGGTCGAATTGTCCTTCTTTCTTTCCTGATCTCGTGGAAGAATACATCAAAACAAAAGGTTGGGATATAAGTTCTTCAAGAACTTTTCATGGGAGGTGTAGGATAAATCCTCAATGTAGTATAACACCTACAGGTAATAATGCAACATATGAGACCATTAGAATTCCTATTTGGAAAGAAAATGAGGAAGGGGATAATTGTCCCGATATGAATACACTTGATTTTGTAACCACGTTTAATAGTAACAGATACTATGAATATAATTATCTAAATTGGAACGAATATATAATCTATGGTTTGGCGATAATCTGGTGGATGAGTCTTGTAGATAATAATTACATTTATAATAACAGATACAATTATAAAATAGTCGTTACTGAACCCTAACAAAAAATATAAGATGTGTATATACTTTAATGAAAAGTAGTAAGGGTTCTACAATAAATATACTCTGTAGTTTATCACATTTGCTCCATGGAAATACAGATCTAATTGAATATATTTATCGGAAGAAGAAGATGATTGAACAAAATGAAACAATGTTATATTATCTTTTTATTGGTCTCCAATCAGGGAGGATATATAGTTATACAATCTATTCATTTCGTGAGACAGTCACTATACTCTATGAAGCATTACCCACTACTGTAATACCACCTACATCTGTGATCCATACCTCTGGAGAGAAACGTATTAATGAATATAAATTATATGAAAAGTTAATTCCCGATAGATTCTTTCGAACATTCATGTTAAATAAAATCCATTATCATTGGAAAACAATCTCAATAAATGAATTAAAGGATGATAATCATTGGTGTCAAAAAGTTATCCTCGATGCCCTCTTTATCCCTAATTTTATTTTTATACGAAAAAATATTGGTGATGAGTTTATCTTTCAAGATCCATCATTAAAACAAAAAATTAAAGCCCTTGATTTTATTATTCAAGAGAGAGGTATTCTTTATCTAAAATTAATTAAGGAAGAGTTTAAAGAAGGAGATTTTTCTTTTTGTATTGTCCTTCGGGAAGATGGGGCAATCGAATCAATTTACAATGAGTTCTTAGAATAGAAATTCAGGTTCGTTCCATAAGCTTCAAATGAATAAAGGCCATGACGTCGATCATCATCCTTTAGATTATTAATCATACAATTCTTATAGTATTGGACGTCCTTCTTTGTTGAGAAGTTCAAATACTCAATACACAGGCAGAAACGTCGAGAACATGGTGTAATATATTCCTTCGAAAGAGGATGAACAATTCTTTGAATAAGCTTTGTAGGCGACATAGTTTTATTTTGTTATTTATAAATGGATTATAAAAATACAATCAAATTTTAATTATTCTTTTGAGGTTTTTTCATAAATGGTATCTTTGAGCGGTTTTCTCGGAGTTCATTTTCTTTTTTTATATGATAACATATTTCGAGTGTGACTCTATCTTCATCGCACAATGTTGTCAAATGATTTGTATAAACTTTATAGATCAACTTCATCTGTTTTAGAGTTAGTCCCATAAAATCATGTTCTAACCATAATTCTTTTGGAGGTGGTTCCTGAATAAAATATACATTTTCATATTGATATTCAACTACATCTATTTTCTTTGCAAAGAACCCTGGACAGGGCATTACCTAATTATTATTATTATTATTATTATTATTATTATTATTATTATTATAATAATTTTAAATTAAACATAATACTTAAGATAATTTTTTTTTATTACTATTAATAAATGAAGTTCTTTGAAACGATAACATCACTCCTTGTCCTTGTTAATTCTGCCTTTTCTTCTCCATTATCATTAAACAGTTCAATCATGATGAAATACAATGAATTTAATGATAAATATGGTCGCGAGTTTTCTTATGATAAATTTAATAACTTTAAGAAGAATACAGAATATATTGAGAGATTCAATCAAGAAGATCATTCATTTGAACTTGAAATCAATCAATTTGCGGATATGAATGATTTTAATTTTAATATTTCTATCCCTAACAATACAGAAAACTATTATGAAATAGAAAGTAAAATGATTCCTGAATCACTTGATTGGAGGGAAAAGAATGCTGTAACGAATGTTAAAGATCAAGGAAACTGTGGTGGATGTTGGGCCTTTAGCACTACAGGGAGTGTTGAAGGAGTTGTTGCGATTAATACTGGCAATTTATTTAATGTATCTGAACAACAATTAATCGATTGTTCGACAAAAGAAGGCAATCATGGTTGTGGAGGAGGGATTATGGAAAAGGGGTTTCAATATATCATTGATAACAATGGTATTTGTTCTGAAGAAGATTATCCTTATCAAGCTACAGACGGTATTTGTCAGGATTGTGAACCCATTATTCAAATCGAAAAATATGGAGATATTTATCCTAGGAACGAGAATATATTAAAAAGAGCAGTCGCTCAACAACCAGTATCAATTGCGATCCAGGCTAACCTTACTTCATTCCGTTTTTATTCAAAGGGTGTCTATTCTGATCCTAATTGTGGAACACAATTGGATCATGGTGTTTTACTCGTTGGCTATGGAACTGATGAAGATTCAGGGTTAGATTATTGGTTAATGAAGAATTCTTGGGGACCTTACTGGGGAGAGAATGGATATATGAGAATGGTGAGAAATACAAGTGGTGGGATGGGGCCTGGTATATGTGGTCTCGCGATGCAACCTTGTATCCCTTTACTTTAATTATAATCAATGTTAATATATATAATGAATTTTTCTAATTTTTATCATATTCCTGTTCAAGGGGATGGTGCTTGTTTTTTTCATTCAATTTCTGGTATAAATCATTTGAATGAAAATTTATGGCCGATGTTAAAATCAAAACCAATCACATATAAAATTGAATCAAATAAGTGGAAGAATGCTTCATTTCAATTGAGGAAAAAATGTATTGATTGGCTTGAAGATAATTTAGATTATCGTATTAAAGGTATTGGAACCACAATACGTGATGAAATCCTTGAAGAGGTTGGAGGGAATGAAAATATTAAAGATAAAACTGTGAAAGGATATTTAAAATTTATGAGAAAAAGTTCATCCTATGCCGGTCAAATCGAAATTTATGCTATTTCAGAATTATTAAATAAAAATATAAGGACATATATTTCAAAAGATGGTGGTTTAAGTAATGTAGGTTTAGGATACGAGATAAAACCGAAGGATATCCAATTTGATATATTCCTTTATCATAATCTAGGAGATGTTGGTAATCATGATGGCGTCCATCATTTTGAAATACTGTATCCTAAAAAGAAAGCAAGAATACTGAATAAAGGTAAATACCTGGAGATCGTTCAAAAGGAAGTTAAGAAGAGAAATGTAAAACAAAAGAATAAAAAACGTTCTGTTTCACAAAAGAAAAAAAGGACAACAAGGAAGAAACGTAGTGGAAAGAAAAAAAGAACAGTTCGACGAAGAAAGTAAATATTGATTATCATATAAATGGAACTCTCCCCTGTAAAAATAGCGTGGGGAGATTATGAAAACGAAACATTAATACATAACCATAAAATGTCAAAGATATACAAGAAAAGATATCAACGAGCAAGTGATTTATACAATTCAATGTATCGTTTTTTTGGGTTAATAACCGTTGTTTCATCTTCAATTGCTTCAACAATCTCTTGGGGGAGTGGTGAAGAAATAACACCCAAACAACAAGTAGTTCTTAGTAGTATTACAACTGTCGCTGCTATTTCTGCGGCTATTCAAAACTTTTATAAGTTCCAAGAGAATTCTGAAATATATATTAAAACAGCAAAAGATTATGCGAAATTACAGAATAAGATAGAAGGAGTTGGGAATATTCATCCTCAACATCGCGATGTCAAACCGCAAGTTTTTTTAAAAAAAACACAAGATAAATTTGATCATATATCGGATAACCGCCTTGAAATATCAAATTGTATGACAAATTGTTTTTACTCGAAAGACGGTGATGATGAATCCTATTTAGAAGAGAAACATAAAAAATATAACTCATTCAAAGAAGATATTGAGATAACAATTCAAGGTTAAATATAACGAATACTATGGTATGGGTTCTTCTCTTTATTTTTCTTATCAATTTCATTAAAAACAGTGTGTTCACCTTTCCATTGATTACTGAGACCTTCACTATTAATTTTAACAAGTGAATGAAGATTCTTATGGGATTCATCATTTAATTCATCCATAATATATGGTGAATCAGGCGATGTTTCCATCCAACGATTAAAGAGGATATTAATTATCTTATTTCTATATTCACTTTCATGAATAAATATTGATTTAATAAACCTAACATCATTGGTTAGTTCATTTTTATCCTTATATTCTTTCATATTATAATCTTCCATTATTTATTTTATCAATTATTTTATTAAATTATTTCAAATTTATTTAAATATAACTATAAATAATAGAACATCAATGTATACATTTATAAAATCATTAATACTCTTTACTTTATTTAATAAGACAGATACACATGAACTACACCCTGTTGGTTCTCAAGTTGATGAACATAATTGTGTCCTTGATGGTGGATATGAATGGTGTGAAAGTGCACAGGAATGTCAAAGACCATGGGAGTATCCATGTATAAGTATAGACACACAATTTTGTGAAGCATCAAACGTTCAATTATGTCATGTTGGTTGTCCTAACCCTGTTTGTAGAGGAGGTGAATGTGCGATGAGACATGGGAGTTGTTGCGATTATACTTGTGAAGATACTCGTAGTCCGCTAACCCAATGTCCTGAGGAATGTCCACCAGAGATACCTTGCCCTTTACCGCCCCAAACACATGAACTAAACTGTCATTTTAGTGCCCCTGTTCCAAACAATTGTGGATGTAATTCTGGTTGCGGAACTATTGATTGTTCAACTCATTATCAAATTCCTGAAGGATATACCTGTGGTGGTCTTGTTTATGATGAAGGTTCTTGCGAAGGTGGTCTTGAGTGTGTTCAAACAATGGGACCGTATGTTGCTGATGCACCTGGGACATGTCAGCCTATATGTAATACAGTAAGGGATAATTGGGGTAATTGTGTAACCGAGGGATGTAAGACATGGTTTGATAGTTGTAACACTTGTATTGTTAATGAGGACTATGAACTAATCTGTACAGAAGAAATATGTTACCATGGAATTAGTAGTGCTATTTGTATTGATGGTAAAGGGACAATCACCCCTGATCCTATTATACCCAAGAACTGTGTTACATGGTATGATGGTTGCAATACATGTTCTGTTAGTAATGGAATATTACAAGGTTGCACATTAATGATGTGTATTACACAAACGGAACCATATTGTCAAGTATTTACAAGTGGTGAACTTGAAGAGGGGGATTTATGTTATCGTTTTTGCGAAGATAATTCACAGAATTTTATTAATCGTAAGAAAGATTGTCCTTCAGGAACAGTTTGTTCTCTTCTACCTGGATTAGGGAATACTTTTGATAATTGTGGTGAAATGTCTCATACATGTAATCGTATTACGGGACATTAAAGGATAACTATATTTAAAAAATAAAACATAAGAATGATTATAATTGATGATTAAAGCATGTATTTTTGATTTAGGGGGAACAATTGTAGACCGTTATTCTCTCACTCCATTATTATCCTTAAAAAAATTATTTCAACGACGGAATATTTACCTTACGAATGATCTAATTTTTAAGGATATGGGTAAGAATAAAAAGGATCATATTAACTTAATTTTAAATAATGATCTAATTTTAAAACAATGGTTTAAGAATTACAATGAATATCCGTGTAATAAAGATATTGACCTTTTATTTGATCATTTTAATTTAATTCAAACAAAGTATTCAAATGAAATGATCGATGTCCTACCTGAAACAAAATCATGTATCGGTTATTTGGATTTTAATTATATTCAAACAGCATCTACAACGGGATTTAATAAAAAGAACATGGAAATAATCCGTGGAAAATTAGAAAGAAATAATATTTATTTAGATCGTTATATATCTTCAACTTGTTTAGATAAACCTTCAAGACCCCATCCATTTATGATTCAAGAATTAATGAATAGGATGAATATTACTGATCCAAAATCTGTAATTAAAGTCGATGATACAGTTGTAGGTATTCATGAGGGGATGAGGGCTAAATGTTGGACTGTTGGTGTAGCACGTTGGTCGATAAATATGAATATATCATCGATTGAAGATGCGTATGGTTTACATATTTATGAATTACAAGATCAATTGAAACAAAGCCGTGAAACATTATATGAGGGAGGAGCTGATTTTGTAATTGATACTTTAGATGAATTACCACGAGTAATTGAATATATAAATAATATTTCTAAATAAATATATGGGATGCATCTTTTCACAATGTAAAAAACGAAATGAATATGGTAAAACATTATTAACAAAGAATAAATATTGTTTTCAATGTGGGAAAACATATTCCCACAAAGAATATGATAAACATATTAAAACATGTACAAAAGTGTATGAAAATAGATTTAATCGTTAAAAAGAAGAAAATGTTTGAACTGAAACAATTTCATTATTCCTTTGAAACTTAAATGAGTATGTTGTCATAGATTTTAATATCTTCGCAAATGATACAATGATAGGAGTCCGATTACGGTATATAGTATAGTTATTATAACCATTTTTATACTTCATTATTAATATCTTTGATTTTTCTTTCTTCGTAGATTCTTGTAATCGGACATGTTCTTCTGTTAAAGGTGATAAAGTAAATCTATCGTATGGAAAAACAATACAATTTGGTTCAATTGGTTTTTGATACCAATAGTTAATTAGAAAAGTAATTCTATTTGAATCTTTTGTTGGTTTAATTTTACTTAACGGTCCAATGACACCATGAAATAGGTGACCATCAAAAACAACATGTTTATTTACTTTGGGAAAGGATAAATAACCATTATCATAATTTTCATCATTGAATATAGTTGTTGGTCCACCAACATTTGTCAGATATGTTATGGTTGAGTGAATAGGATAAATATATTCATTTTTTTGCGAAGATAAACCTTCATCTTTATCATAATGAAAGGTAATATCTTCCTTTGTATCCCTTACCTGCATCCACCATTCAAATCCAACATAATTATCTGGAAAACCATTTGGAAAGTCTTTGAAAGAGATACTTTTGGCGATATATTCAATCAACGTTTTAGGTTCATCATCTTTCTCAAACCAGAAAGTTGTATATTTTCCATCTTTATGGGTTTTAATTGATTGTGTAACAAAGTTATTAATCCTGTAACATTCTTCTTTCATTGGTTGTATTAAATCTTTATGGATAGTATCCTCATATGTTTTTACAGGCATTTTATTTTATTATAATAAAATAATAAAATAATATAATTAAAATAACTAACTATTTATGTATAAGAAGAGTATGTTTTAACTGCAACTTCTCCTCCTCCCCTTTTAAAACGGAAAGAATAAGTCTCCATACTTTTTAGATATTTTGAAAATGAAAGAATAATTGGAGAATTATTACGATAGATTGTAATATTTCTTATTCCTGAATTATATTTCATTTTTACAGTCTTCTTTTCTATTTTAACCACTGATTCTTGTAACATTATGTGTTCTTCTGTTAGCGGAATCAATGATATTATATTATGTGGAACTTTTATACAGTTCGGTTCAATCGGCTTTTTTTCATAATAATTAACCACTAATGTAATACGGTTTGAATCTTTCGTAGGTTTGATTTTATTGAGTGGACCGATCACGCCATGAAATAAATGTCCATCAACAACAATATGTTTATTTACTTTGGGGAATGATAAATAACCATTATCATAGTTTTCATCGTTTAAGATTGCTGTTGGACCACCAACGTTTGTTAGATATGTAATTGTTGTTTTTATAGGATGAATAAACTTTTGATACACTGATGCTGTCCCTTCATCTTTATCATAATGAAATACAATATCTTCTTTTGTATCACGAACTTGAGACCACCATTCAATCCCTTCATAATTTGATGGAAATCCATTGGGGTGATCTTGAATCGAAATATTTTTAACTATATATTCAATGAATGACTCTGGTTCATCATCTTTACCAAGCCAAAATGTTGTATATTTATTATCTCTAATAGGACCGATTATTTTTGTAGAACAAGAATGCATTTTTCGACATTCTCCTTTTACAGTTTCAATTAAATCTTTATGAATAATGTTTTCATAAACATTCACAGACATATCTTCTACTTTATAATGTAAGATAAAAAAAATATATTAAAATAACTTATTTACATGCGGATCCTTCTTTACAATATAATTTATTAACACCAGTTGCTTCGCAGATTAAATGGATAAAAAAACCTGTTAAAAACAATGGAAGAAACAACCCTTGTTTTCTTTGGTTTACTTTATTCGTACTAAAGAATACATAAATTACAAGAGAGCCAACAATTACACTTAAAATCCCAACAATTATTGCTTCTGTGAAAACTTGTGGTTGCATATTTATTAATAATAATTATTTTAATTTAATACTTAAAAAAATCATCAAAAATAGTAGTATTCAACTATGAAGAAGTTATATTTTATAAGACATGGTGTATCGCAACATAATGTCCTTTACCATAATCTAGGGAAAAGGGTATTCTATGATCCAAGATACCCCGATACAAAGCTAACACCGAAGGGAGTCCAACAATCAATTACATTATCGAATACATGGAAGGATATAAGTAAAATTGAATTAGTCTTGTGTTCTTCATTATCACGAACATTAGAAACAGCGAGGAATATATTTGTAAATATGAACATACCTATCTTCGCATTAGATATATTGAAAGAATTCCCTCAAGGATTACAGACATGTAATAAACGAACAGAGAAAGGAATATTAATTAATGATTATCCAGAGATAGACTTTACGAATGTGGATGAGGTTGATACAATGTGGAATCCTAAAAGAGAAGAGACAATTGATGAATTAGATCAAAGGATTAATCATTTCAATGATTTCCTTAAACAGAGGAAAGAAACAGAAATAGCGATTATTGGGCACAATTCATTCATAGGAAGATATAAAGATAATGAAATAGGTCTAATGGAACATGGAAAAGAAGAGCTATTACATTGTTATCCTTACAAAGTTGATTTTGCATTATAAAGATATTCTTTTCTATTGTTCTAAATTTGATTTTATTTTACTCATTGATAATAAATATAAATTATTAAAAATAAGATGCGCCTTACAGATTATATTTATCCCCATATTGACGAAGATCCTCGAGAAGGATGTCAAATGATAGATAGCACAAAATTTCGTTGTATGAAGTGTATTCAGTATGGAGTTGTTAATTCTGAAGAAATGAGAGTTGAACCATGTACTATATGTGCAATGGCGAATGGTGGTGCTTGGGGATGGGAAAAGGATCATTATGGAGACACTAACTACTCATCAAAAATGAATGGATATCCCCCTGGTAAGGATAGTATTACCGATGTCCTTTCAAACCATAGTATCGAACCGGATAATGATTGGTTTTTCACAGATGAAGAAGTTGTCCTTGGTTTCGCTCAATATGCCCTTTACAACCATTACAAATGGAAAGATATCCTTGATTTAGGTGAAGGCCTTTCAAAACATAAGACAGGGGTCCCTCCGATGAGTTACCTACAACCACCGGAAAGTGATTATCATTGGTATTGGTGGAAGATTATTCCATATGGGGTTGTTCTTCCAAAACGATTAAGAAACGTCCTTCAGAAACAACTTGTTCACTATGAACTTGAAATGGTGAATTCCGAACTCTTTGTTCCAAAAACGCATCAGTTAAAGGGAGATCGGGAATTATCGGATGATATTTGGGAGACATTCTGGGATACATATGTTGAGCCTGGACATGTAGCACATCTCTTCAGTTCAACCCTCCAATCAATCCTCGAAGTATGTATCCCTCATACAAGTATACGTGAGAGCCAAAATGGTTGGTTTAATCAAGAACTTCATCGTTTCTCAATCGTTGAACATCAAGAGATTGAAGAATGGGATCTTCCAGAGTGCGATAAGATATGGGTTCATCTTTGTTGTCATTCAAGATTTACAGAACATACAAAATATTTCATCCTAGAGGGAGAAGGAGAACTCTTTAACGAAGATAATTCAGAAGGAGAACGTATCCTACGAATTCTTGACCGCGATGTTTTTGGAACATATTTAATGGATGTAATTACTTATTCATCTGGAAATGCATTTTACAGAAGGGAAAATATTATTACACCTTCACAAGAGATGAAAGATGTTTGGAATACACTTAACAATGATACATCTTCATTATCTTATGATGTAGTAAAAAAACTATGTATAGAGAGCACTGATTGGTTTGAAGAACGTTTAACCTACGTCCAACTTATGGATGATTATGGGAATGAACGACTTTTCCGTGAAGATAATTACAGTATAAGTGATAATAATATTGATAATGATTATCATGTAATTGGATATGAAATAACTTCAAACGGTGAAGAAGATAATATACATGAATGGACGGAACATATTAATAAATTAAAAGAGATTCAAATGATCATTGATGATGACGGTGTGAAGGGGACAGTTGAAGACGGAATCTATCTCAAAATAATGGATCATCTTGGTGAATTGTATAACATGTATCAATAGAGAGTTTAAAAATTATTTTCGTAGTATTTCTTCTAATTCTTTCCCTATCTTATAATCTATCTTACTCGAGTATTTCTCCAACCATTCTCTAACAGCGATTTGTTTTTGTTCATATTCATATCCTTTATCGTCTTCATCAAATGTATTCGAGATAAGTTGATCAATATCACATTTATTCGATGGTCTTATTTCTGGATGTAGTGAATAAATCCCCTCTACCCATTTTTTTTCCCCTGTATTGGTGTGATATGGGAAATCATATGGTTCTCCATAAATACCATCCCGTTTCCAGCGTTGATCTTTTATCCAGTGTGGATCTCTATATCTTTTGTCAGGTTCATAGCATCTTTTACAGAAACCATCCTTGTAAACTTTTTTATTACATCGTTTAAAATCATTCCATTGGGAGCCAGTTTTTTCTATACGATTACGATCGTTATTGCGAATACATTCCCTTGCTTTACACTGGTTCATCTAATTTGATTTTAAAAAAAACCTAACAAAATATATTCAAATTTATTTACTTAAATAAAAAAAGATCTAAAAGTAATACAATGGAAAACCATACGATTGACAACAACTCAATCATAATAATCATTAAAGGAAGGTCACTTTGTGAACTTTACTATCAAGTCCTTCCTCATATTATCTATTCAGGGAATGAAATGTTTCCTTATGAAGATAAATCTTTATTTAAACATTTAAATATCAATGAAAATCATTTTGATTTAATTATTATTGGGAAAAAGATTATGAAACAACAGATTGATACAATTAAGAATGAAATCTTACAAAAGACGGTTTGTAAGATAAAACATTCTATTTTTGAATATGAAGATCTATTAGATGATACAATAGAAGTTCAATTTGATTATCATAATATTATCATTAACGGATCTAGAGAAAGTTATAAAATTCAATATTTTTTTAAAGAATATAGTTGGATAGAGCACAATGAAAATGTTTTATGGTAATATAGTATGTCATGTTTTTGGGATACTCTATTACGCAAGATAAATAAAGATGATATTCAAAATATTTTATCTTTGAATACTTTAAAACCTAAAGAGTTTTCTGAAACATTGAAGGAACATAATATTCCAACCGATAATGTCTTGTGGATGAATGGAGAAATAAATTCACAGATGAAGAAAGAAAATATGAAGCATATCAAGGAATACGATAGTTCCACAATACAAGGAGGATATTTATGTTCAACATGTGATCCATTTTTATTATTAATTACAGAGTTATTTCAACTAGAGATAATTCATCATTATAATCAAACGATTATTAATTATAAACACAAGACAAATATCAAAAATACAATAACCCTACATAATAATAATGGACATATGTGGTAATATTTAAAGAGTTCTAATCAATAGATAGTTAAAATGTTTTCATGTTTACGTCGATTCTTTTGTATGCGTCCGAAAAGAATAAAATCAAACAAAGAATCATATATTTTAGAACTAACAGATGATAAATATTATGTCGGAGAATCAAATAATGTAGAACGAAGGATATGGGCTCATGAGAATGGGAATGGATCCGCATGGACAAAAAAATACAATGTCATCAAAAGTGTTGAGCCTAAATACAATTCAGAGAATAATCTAAATGAGTTAATTCAAACCTTAACTATTATGAGGGAGAATGGTATTGATAACGTCAGAGGATCATTATTTACAAATCCATATTCACTTTCACCCTATGAGAAAGTGATGGCCGCACAACTGTATTGTGAGTTACATGGGCTATGTCGAAAATGTGGTGGTAAGGGCCATTTTATCACTCAATGTAAAGAAGAAGATGTTGAAGAATGGGTTCAACAGTTTGGAGGGGTATTACAGTTTGAAAACATTGACACAAGAAGGGTCTGCTTAGGATGTGATACAGAAATATCTTCGTTACCAAAGAACTATAGATATTGCCGGAAGTGTTTTTATGAAAAAAATAAGTATTAAAGTAAAGTATTAATGAATAAAGTTCTTCTACCCCAAAGTTATCATAATTTTTCAGATAAACGAACAATCTTAGGGATACCGAATGGTATCAATGTATTGAGTAATATCGTATTTATATTTCTTGCGATCTACTTACTACAAAAAAAGAAAAGTAATTTATTATCCATCTATTTAATATTACTGGCGATTGCAAGTAGTTATTATCATTTAAATCCTTCCGATGATACATTATTCTGGGATGTTTTAATGATCGCAACAACCTCAATGATTATATTTACTATGATGAGTGGGACTAAAAATGGTGAATTATTTTATTTATTCGGTATATTGAGTGTTATTTATTGGAAGATGACTGGGGATCTACGATTGTATCTTGTAATTCTAATTGGTATGCCGTTGTATATAGCCTTGAAATATTACGAAAATAAAAAAGTCAAGAATGATGTAATTTTACTACTATTCTTTTATTTATTATGTCGTATCGTTGAACATAATGATCATTTTATATATAAAATAACAAATAACACAATCAGTGGACATACGTTAAAACATATTTTTGCCGGATTAAGCATTTATTATACGATAAAATTGTTAGAAAAGATTAATTTAATTTAATTTAATTTTAATTTCACATGGGTTAATTACTTGAGGAACATTTTTAAGGTCTATTTTTTTTACTTTTATTTTGTGAATATCATTTGATAATATAAAATGATAAATAAAACTTTGCGCTAAAAAGATCACTAATTCTTTCGCAGGACAACGTTGAGGTCCTTGATTGAATGATATTGCATAATAGGATTTCTCCATATCTTCTTTCCACCTTCCAGGATTAAATTCATTTGGTTTTTCAAAGAATTCTTTTTCCCTCAAAACTGGATTATTGAGAATAAGAAATTGCGTTCCTTTTCGAAATTTATATTTTTCATCAAATGTATAATCATGGAGTAATGTCCTGAATGTTGTAATCACAACATTATTTAATCGTAATGATTCCATGATACATTTTCGTAGGTAAGATAGTTTATAAATTTTTTTTGTTAATAATTCTAGATTTGGATCGATAGAGTTTATTTCATCCACAACATTTTGCAATACATTATTATCATTGAACAATAATATTAATAATCGTGGAATAACAGATACAAATGTAGCAACGAGAGGAAATATATAATGAGGTATTTGATGTTTAACTTCTTCTTTATTAGTTGTAATGCTGTTTGTAAGGTCAACTAATGAATTTACATTCGGATTATCAATATGTGAATTAATTGCTTGGATATATCTTTGATATATCTTTGGTTTGATTCTAAATTTTGGATTTGAAAATAATTCTGTGGTATTTGCTTCAGAGAACATTTGGAAAATATTAGGATCAATTTTATCTGTATTAAATACTATTTTGGTAGTCATATATTTCCCTATTTCTAGGAAATCATTAAACATTAATTTTTTTTTCCCTTTCCAATTGTTATGTAGATAGTTTTGGATATCATTATTGTATTTTTCAGAGTAAACATGAAGTTGATCTGTTAGAAGAGCTTTTTCATTCATTTCTCTTCTTCTTTTCCATGGACAACCTGAACTAACACCAACATTTTTATGCATAAATGATCGAAAAAACTGTTTCTTAAGTTTTCCAACACCGAATGTATCGGGAGAGTTATCTAGAATTTGTTTTATATATTTTACATTCGTAACAACATATATCTTCTCATTAAACATTGTCGATGGTGCAAAATCCCCATATTTTTCTTTATAATCATTGTAGAGGTTAACACCTGCTCCATCATTTAAAAATAAATCAGAAATTTTATACCATGGACAATTTGGAGCTAAAATACCTCTTTTAACAATAACCCTATTTAAAATCCATAGTTTTATTTCATCATAATTTTTCAATAGATAAATTAGAACAATTAAAAAAACTACAAGGATAAGTTTTTTCATATATTAATTACTTATATATATTTATTAATATAATAAATTATTATATTCCATGTTACCATGTATCTTATGAACTGATTACGGTAATATACAGACCATTCCTCTTGTGTTTTATTATATACCTGATGTGCGATTAGATAGATAGATAAAATAGATAGAAATGAAACTACCAAAAAACGTTGTCTAACAGATAATCTATATTTTTCAGCAATTTTTAAAGATATTATATTCCATATACCAAACCAAAGGGGGGCTACCATTGTATATTGTAAGTAACTGTATTTATATTTATACTTTGAATCTCCTTTCGATGTAATGTGTTGATACGTATAATAAAAAAATAAGAATACAACCGGAAAAGAAGAACCAATTATAAACTCTCGTAAGTATTTCATAATATTAACCATAGATAATTTTTAACGTATTTTTGAATAAATGATGCAGTAAATAACATAGAGTATCGCCCAATGGACGGCATATATTTCTAGTGAGCGTTTACCGATATTTTTTAAAACATCAGAGACAGGATTATCGACAATATATTTTGGTGTATTGATTTCATTGTTCAGTAAATAATGTCCAATAAATACCCCTACACATATTAGGAGTATCCATGGAAGAATAGGGAAATGATCAATCGCTGAATAACGATCATTATAGAAACCACCGATAAATGCTATTGGAGAAGGAATGCTGTGGAATAGTTCAGGATGTACCTTATTTAGGATAAATAATGTAACTAATAATGTAGTAATTATTTTCATTGTTTCTGTATCATCAACAAACATGAAAAGAAGGAGGGAAGAGACTGCAACAAAATGAAGAATCCCAAACTTCACATATCTTTCTTGAAAAACATAATACGTAAATAGACTCATGAGGACAGCGTAAAATGCTATTTTACCGATACGTTTCAGGTGATATGATGTATCCTTATTTTTTTTCTTCGCAAAGACTAAATTAATCCCTACACAAGTGATAAATATTATCTGTGCGATTTTTGCAACTGTTTTTAAGGTAATTGTATCATATTCAAATTCCTTAAAACCATATTGATTTGGAAAATAGAACAAATGAAAGACAACCATACATATGACAGCAATCCCTTTAAGAATATCAATTCCATCGTATCTTTTCATTATATTATATAATAACAATTAAAAAATTTGAATTTTTCTATTTAAAAAATATTCAACAAATATACATATATGGCTAATAAAAAGATGAAAGTAGAAGAAGAATATGAGGAGAAGGATCTCCGAACACATATTTATGAGACAACAGATACATATGCTGGATCAGATCAATTAATTAAGGCACCTCTTGCGATTATGAAAGATGGAGAAAAAAATATTTCTTTACAAGATACAGAATATATCCCTGTTATTTACAAAATGTTTGATGAGATTATTGTGAATGCTCGAGATCAGAGAGAACGGTTGAAGGATCGTGAAGGCGCCGTCCAACTTACCGAGATCAAAGTAGATATTAATAAAGAGACAGGTGTTGTAAGTGTTTATAATAATGGCGATGGAATTAAGATCGAGAAACATAGTAGTGGATTATATAATCCACAGCTTATCTTTGGTCGATTGTTAACATCTGGTAATTACAAAAAAGGAGAGAAGAGGACAGTTGGTGGCAAGAATGGATATGGTGCGAAGATTGTGAATATCTTTTCTACCTCTTTTGATGTTGAAACGGGTGATCGTTTTACAAAGAAGAAGTATACTCAGCATTTTCATGAAAATATGAAAAAAGTTGATGATCCTGTAATTAAGAAGTTTAGTGGGAAGCCTTATACAAAGATTACATGGAAAACTGATTTTCCTAGATTTGGAATCACTGGATTTACCGATGATATGGTAGCTCTTATGAAACGTAGGGTTCATGATATAGCCGGTGTAACTGATAGCAAAGTAAGTGTATTTTACAACGGTAAGAAGATTAATATTAAGTCATTCCAAGATTATATTGATTTGTATCCGAGCATTACTTCAAAAACATATGAACAACTGTCAGAACGGTGGGAATTGGGAATTTGTGTTTCACCAAATGATAAGTTCGAACAAAGTTCATTTGTTAATGGTATTTCAACACCAAATGGTGGTATTCATGTTGACGTTGTAACAAAGATGGTTTCATCATTAGTTGTAAAGTATATTAAGAAGAAGCATAAAAAGGATGTTCAAGAGAAATATGTGAAGAATTATTTATCGATTTATTTGAATTGTATTATTGAGAATCCGTCATTTGATTCTCAAGCAAAGGAACGATTGATTACTCCAAAATCAAAGTTTGGATCAAAACCAGAGATTAATGAAAAGTTAATTAAGAAGGTATGTGAATCTGGTTTATCAGAGAAGGTGATGCAATTCTCTGATTTTAAGGAAAATACATTGGCAAAGAAGACAAATGGTGTAAAGAAAAATAAGTTAAGAGATATTCCAAAACTGGATGATGCGAATTGGGCTGGGACCCGTCGTTCAGAACAGTGTACATTGATTCTAACAGAGGGAGATTCAGCGAAGTCCATGGCGATTGCTGGATTATCAATTGTTGGGCGAGATAAGTATGGTGTTTTCCCATTGAAGGGTAAGGTTTTGAATGTTCGAGATGCGAATATTCAACAGATCGTAAACAATGCCGAAATTACAAACATTAAAAAGATCCTCGGTTTAGAATCTGGAAAGAAGTATCAAAATATTAAGACCCTTCGTTATGGGAAGGTTATGATTATGACTGATCAGGATCATGATGGATCTCATATTAAGGGGTTAGTCTTGAATATGTTTCATAGTCTTTGGCCAGAACTCCTTCAACTCAATTATGTAAATTGTATGGTGACACCGATTATTAAAGCAAACCAAGGGAAAAAGATTAAATCCTTTTACACCTTGACAGATTATAATAAATGGAAAGAAAAGGGATCAAATAATAAATGGAATATCAAGTATTACAAGGGTTTGGGAACATCCACATCAAATGAAGCGAAAGATTATTTCCGCGATCTAAAAGTGAATCAATACATTACGAATGAAGGATCAGATGAGACTATGGTTTTAGCATTTAAGAAAACAGAAGCCGATCAACGGAAGAGTTGGTTAAAAACATATAAGGAAGAAGAAATCCTTGATTACAACTGTAAGGAGACAAACATTACCGATTTTATTCATCGTGAATTCAAGCATTTTTCCAATTCAGATAATATGAGATCAATTGGATCTTGTATTGACGGTTTGAAAGTTTCACAGAGGAAGATTCTCTTCTCTTGTTTGAAACGGAAGTTGTATAAGGAAATTCGGGTAGCACAGCTTTCAGGTTATGTTAGTGAACAGGCCGCATACCACCATGGAGAAGCTTCTCTCCAAGGAGCGATTGTTGGTATGGCTCAAAACTTTGTAGGGACAAATAATATCAATCTACTTCAACCGAACGGTCAATTTGGAACACGTATCATGGGTGGGAGTGATTCCGCGAGTGCGAGGTATATCCATACTCAATTGAATCCAATCGTCGATACAATTTTCCCACAAGCAGACCTCCCTCTCCTTGAATACATTAATGATGATGGATTAATGGTTGAACCGAAGTGGTATTGTCCTATTATTCCAATGGTCCTTGTAAATGGAATGATTGGGATTGGAACTGGATTTAGCACAAAGATTCCTCAATACAATCCACTTGATTGTTCAAATAATATTAAGAGAAAGATGGATGGTCTACCTTATTTATCAATGAAGCCATATTATCGTGGATTTAAGGGAAAGGTTGTGAAAGTCGATGAAAAAGGGATTTCAAAATTCATTACGAAGGGTAATTATCATATTGAAGATGACAAAGTCATTATTACTGAACTACCTGTTGGATATTGGACTCATGATTTTAAGGAGTTTTTAGAGAAGACGATCCAAATGGATGATTCATGGATCCTGGATTACGAAAACCATTCTACCGATGAGAAAGTAAAATTTGTTGTGAAGGTAAATGATGAAACTCTCTTTGATAATACCTATAAAGTCAAAGATGTTATTGTGGAAAAGTTTAAACTTACAACCCCTAAATCAACTACAAATATTCATCTCTATACAAAGGATGGGGCTATCCGAAAGTATGATACAATTTACCAAGTCATCGATGATCATTATTATGTTCGGTTGAATATGTATCAAAAGAGAAAGGATCATCAACTGGAGACTCTAACAAAGGGTATTCAATTGTTAGAATCAAAAATGAGATTTATTGAATCTGTCATTGAAGAGAAGATCCAAGTTTACAAGAAATCGAAGCAATCAATTATTGATGCATTAAAATCACTTGAATTCCCTTTCTATGAAAACAATTGTATGGTTGATTATAAGGAGAAAGAGATTACGAGTGAATATAATTATCTATTGAACCTTTCTGTATATAGTTTTACATTGGAAAAGGTTGAAGAATTAAGAGAAGATATTCTTAAGAATAAGAATGAATTTAATGAGTTAGAGAAGAAGGATATTAAGGATATCTGGAAAGAAGAATTGAATTCATTTGAAGAGGCATATAAGAAAATGTAAACTATAGTATAATACTATGAATCTACTTGAAATTATTCATTTAATAATACTTTTTTATCTATCTTTAGGAGGATATTTTATCCCGACTCAATATATCCCTGTTTATTTATTATCTTTACCTTATATTGTAATTGACTGGAATGATAAAGATGGATTATGTTGGATAACGAAATTAACAAATATGATAAAATATGGAGATACTAATCCAGAGGTTGAAGACGATATTGAAAATTCTTTTACACGGAAATGGTTAAGTAAGTTAGGTATAACCATTGATAAACAAAGATTAACATTTTTGTTATATAGTATATTTACAATCAGTTGGTTCTACGCCTACAATCGTTTAATGAAGAAATATAAGATTAAGCTATTTCCGGATAATATGACAAGATATATTTCTTATACATTTGTATTGTCTTGGTTAATCATAACCTATATTTAAGGTTGAAAGACAGATAATTCAAAGTGTTGTATTGCTTTAAAAGATTGGATAGATTGTTTTAAATCATTTAAATCTTGAAAGATTATTTTTTCAACACATAAATCTGTTTCTATTTTTTGGTTTGTTTTTTGAAAACACAATAATTCTTCTTTGGTTGGAATATCAATACCATAATGGTTTGTATTTATAATTTTTGGTGAACTAATTGCAATAAATATCTTTTTTACTTGATATTCTTTTAATAAGTTCACTATATATTTGATTGTATTCCCTCGAACGATTGAATCATCTACAATTAATATATTTTTATCTTGAATTAAGTGTTGAATGACATTTAATTTCCTTTTAATATTTTTTTTCCTTTTCTTCTGTGAATCCATAATGAATGTACGATTCACATATCTATTTTTAGTAATCGCTTCAAAATAAGGTTTTTTCAATTGTTTTGATATTTCTAATGCAACTGGTTTACTTGTATCTGGGACAGGGATTATACAATCAATTTGATCAATATCAATTGTTTTTCTAATTTTTTCTGCTAGATATTCTCCCATCTTTACACGCGATTGATAAACATTAACACCATATATCGTGGATTCTTCCCTTGCTAGATAAACCCATTCAAAGATACATGGTTTAAAGTAAGTGGATGTTTGCGATTGATAGATTGTAAGTTTATCTGTAAAGGTTAGTATATCATGTGAATAAATATCATTAATAATATCATAATCGATACTCGTAATTGATATGGATTCTGATGAAATAATATAATTTTCATCCTTCTTACCTAGAATTAGAGGACGAATACTATATTTATCTTTAAAACAGAGTAAACCATAATTTTCAATCAGACAGATACAATTAAATGAACCTTGGATATTTTCTTGTATCCATCCAATTATTTCTAGAAGAATTTCATCTGTTAATCTTTCATGTTGATTTAGTAAATAATCAAAGATATACAATAAAAAAGAACTATCTGAAGTAATTGATGGGTTCACGGATACCCCTACTTTCAGAAGATACGATTTAATCGGTTCAATTTCAACTTGACCGTTATGAACAAATGAAATAGTATGATATTTACTTTTTAAAAATAAAGGTTGGCATTCATGAATTGTATTCTTTCCTTTTGTAGGGTAACGAACATGTCCAAGACCAATATTGGTTTCTATGTTATCATAGGATGAATTTGATAATAAGCCTTGCTGTTTAATTAATAATAATTGTTGATTTTCATCAAAGTATGAAAATCCAAACGAATCTTGACCTCTATGTTGTAAGTGGTAGAGTGATTCATAGAGATCGGGAAAAATATTTTCTTTGGAGGAGACTACTGCTGTTATTCCGCACATATTGATGTAATTGTAGATCCTTTTTTTAAGTAGTATAATATATGGGATCCATTTATTCATTCTGTAGAAGGGGAAATAAGGATAAAGAAGTTCAATTAACAGATACAACTTGTCATATTTGTAATTGTGTCTTCATCGATGAAGAAGAGTTAAACCGCCATCGTTGTGAAAAATCAAGTCATTTAGTAAGTGATATTCTCCAATTTATCTTTTATTGATGTTTAAAATTTTAATTTAAAAACATTCTTCTATGTAAATGAATTATGAGAATTCAGGAGTGAATATTAACAAAGGAAATCAATTTGTAGAAACGATTCAAGAAATATGTGGAAATAAGATAATTGGTGGATTCGGTGGAATATACGAACAAAATGGATTACGATTAGTTGCTGCAACAGATGGTGTTGGAACGAAGCTTGAATTGTGTCGAAGAATGAATAAATATGACACAATTGGTATTGATTTAGTAGCAATGTGTGTGAATGATATACTCTGTCAGGGGGGTAGACCCTTATTCTTTTTGGACTATTATGCGATGGGGGAGTTAAACTTGGAAATAGCGGAACAAATTATCAAAGGTATTCAAGAAGGATGTAAACAATCAAATTGTATCTTATTAGGAGGAGAAACAGCTGAAATGCCATTAGTTTATGAGAAGGGAAAGTTTGATTTAGCTGGATTTTCAGTAGGTGTTATTGAAAATGATATTTATCCTAAAAAGATCAATGAAGGAGATTATATTTTTGGACTTCCATCAACCGGAGTCCATTCAAATGGATATTCATTAATCCATAAATTATTAGAGAAAGAAAAATACAATATAGACGAATTAATGAAACCTACAAAAATATATGTCAATGAGATTGAAAAAATAAAAACAGAATTAAATGGATCAATCAAGGGATTTGCACATATTACAGGTGGTGGTATTATTGAAAATGTAGGGAGAATATTAGAGAAAGGTCAACATATCCATATAACCGAAAAATGGCTTATACCTCAAGTATTTCAGTGGATCTATGATAAATCTGATATGAATAAAGAGGATATGTTCCGCACATATAATTGTGGTATTGGTATGGTTATCATTGTAGATAAAAATACCAATAGGAACAGATTAATGAAAGAATATCAATTAATCCCTATGGGAAAGATCATTGAATCAGAAAAGGAAGTAATTCAATATGATAAGTTTTTTTAATTAATATTATGGTAATCGAACTTTATATTTATCAGTAATATGTTGATCAACCCTTCGTGTTGGTCCACCCATAATATACGAATACATACGGGCTTTACCCCATGAAGTAGCTGTTTGATTTGGTCTTGAACCACTACTATAATATGCACCTTTCCCTTTCTTAACAACTTCTTTTAAAGCCTTTGTTGGAATACCGGTAACATCTTCTATATCTTTGTAAGTTTTCACATCTTTACCATATTTATCTTCAAACTTGGTTACCCACGAACTTTTTTTATGTTTATAACTTTTTAGTTTTGGACGATTGACATAATTACCTTTTTTATATGCGTTGGATGATCTTCGTATACTTTTAACTTGTTTTTCCCTATCTTTTTTAGATAAACGAGCTGTATAATGTTTTGGAAGCCTTCTTTTCTTATGAGTTATTTTCTTCTTTTTCTTCTTTTTATTTTTTATATTTTTCTTATCTCTTCTCTCTTTTTTTTCAGATAATTTATTATATTTTGTTATTCTTTTCTTCATATCTTTGGATGCCTCATTCATCCATTTAATACCTTCAGTTGTTAACATAATTTTAATTGTTATATTAAGTTAAAATATTTAAAAAAATATAATAGTAAATAAGTATAAAATGGGAGAAAACGAAGAAAAGATTGATTACCTTGAGGTCGATGATCCAATTCCAGGACAAAACTATGTATGTTTATCATTTGTTTCACCTGAAGCGATGATTGATTCAAAGGAGTCATTTAAAGTAGCCAAGTTCCTTCAATCTGTTTGTAAGGATAAGGATATGGATTTCAAGAAAATCATGGATCAATACAAAGACTTTACTTACAAGTTTTCGGACGAACTACAGAAGGATTTTGATGAACAGAACGATTTTAAAACAAATATCCGTGGATTAAAGATTCGTGGAACATACAATACTAGGGAAGAAGCTGAAAAAAGAGCAAAGAAATTACAGGGGATAGATAGTGAATTTCACGTATTTGTAGGACAGGTCGGATATTGGTTACCATGGGATCCATGTGCTGATAAGATTGAAGATGAAACATTTATTAATTCACAGTTAAATGATATGATGGAAAAATACAAAGAAAATACTATTAATAAAGATATGTTTTATGAAGAACAAAAAAGAGAGAAGGTGAAAGCCGCAAGAGAAGAAGCTATCCGTAAGAAGAAAGAACAAGCAGAAGAAGAAGCAGAACAAAAGAAATTGGATGATGCAAAAGAGGAGAAGAAAGAAGGGTTGGAAGAGAATATTCAAGAACCAGAGGAAGAAGTTGAAGTTATTGAAGAAGTAGTTGGAGAAGGCGAAAAGCATGATTGTTGCACTGATGGCGAAAAGCATGATTGTTGCACTGATGGCGAAAAGCATGATTGTTGCACTGATGGCGAAAAGCATGATTGTTGCACTGCTGATGGTGTTTGTAAAGGAGATGAAGTAAAATCCGAAAAAGAAACAGAAATTAACGAACCTGAAGATAAAAAATCCACTGAACCTGAACCTGAACCTGAACCTGAACCTGAACCTGAACCTGAACCTGAACCTGAACCTGAACCTGAACCTGAACCTGAACCTGAACCTGAACCTGAAATCACAGGAGATAAAGTTGATAGTGATCTAAAACAATCATTAGAGGATGTTGATCCTTGGATGGCGAATAAGTTAAAAGAAAAAAATGCATAAATATATAGATACAATTATGGAATCAATCATAACAACATTATTTTTAACTATGGCTATGATTATTACTTATGGCCTTGTAAATTATTATGATAGAAAAGGATTAAAAAAATGTAAAATATATTATTTACCTCGTAACGGTTAAATATAAGAATTAAATATTAATAATAATATATATATATGAAAATAACATTATTATTATTCATTTTGGGTATATTATTAATAACAGCAGGATATGCTCAACAAATGAAACCAAGTTGTGAAAAAGGGATAGAAGTGAAATATGTTCCAAGGAATGTTTTTGATCAATTGGAAGAATCGAAGCCTTATTCTGAATAAAAGTTATTTGCATACTCGGTAGAAAGGATATTTTCCACATTTATCACTATTTCTCATAACTTTACATAGATCACCAGGACCTAAGCGTAACATTTTACTTATAATATCATTTTTTAATATGATTGGTAATTGATTCAAATTACAATTACATTCATTGAGTATAGATTGTATTTCTTCTTTTTCTCTAATCACATGTTGTTCCGGAACCAAACGATGTTTGAAAATATTATTTGTAAAATTATCAATTGTAAATAAATGCACGTTCCTAAAGTGTTTTTTATCAAGATGGTAATTATTTTCTTCCATTTCTTTTAGAATATTTTCATTAATACTATTACTTTCATAATCCCCTTGAAGTTTAATATTCAAATCTTCAAAACTTTTTTCAAGTGATACAGATAGTGTATCATTCACAATAATAAATAAACTATCATCCTTATCAATGTATCCTTCATTATAATAATTCTCGATCTTATCACAAGCAGACCTTGTAACTTTAGAACTCTTCTTTCCACTTTCTGGGAAATTATAATAGATAATATGTAGATTATAAGATGGTAATGATTTATGTTTTACAGAAAAATTACATGCCCCAGCTACACCAGGTAATGGAGAAAGATTTGCTGAAGTAAGTGAATACAACTTATTTATTTCTTGGTCTGATAAATCTGGTATTTCATTAGTGTTCCATTCTGAAGATAGTATCTCCTTTAGATTATATCTTGAACGGTTTACTTTTTGAATTATACTACTCATTTATATTTACTCTATATAATATTGTTTTATATAATAAATCAAATTTAATTACATATAAATATTCTCATTATTTTCTTTCCTTTCAAAGTTTTTAGGTTTATTCTTATTAATAATATCAAAGAACTGATCTAACTTTGATAGGATAGAATCACATTTACGATTAAAAAATAGAAATTCTTGTAACATCGCTGTCGTAAATTCTTTTGATTTAATTTTTTCATAAAATTTTTCAAACTTATCCTTCTGTTCAGGTAATACCATTTCAAAAATAGATTTTGTTTGAAACTTATCAGCATAACCTAATTCAAAACGATAATCAATCCTACAAGAACGTAATAATGCATAATCAAGGACTTCTGGATTATTTGCAGTTATAAATAATAATGTCCCTTCAACGCATGAGAAACCATCAAAACAATTTAATAAAGCTTGTAGACTAAGAGAATTATGTGTATCATCACCTTTTTTCCTATCTGTAAAAATAGAATCAATATCCTCAATTACAATAATCCTTTTTTTTTCTTCTTTCTCTTCGAGATATGAAATGGCATCAATTAACATATAATCTGTTAATTCTTTTGAAATAGGTATAACATATACGTCACAGTCAAAATAAGAAGCAATTGTATTAATTGTGGAGGTTTTCCCAGAACCAGGGACACCATATAACATAAAGACCGACTTATAAGGTATTCCAAATGATAAGTAATCATCCCTTGTCTTTTCTGAATAAAATTCTTCAACCTTTTCCAATAAACTTTCTTTTTGACCTTCTTTTAAATAAAGTGTATCGATAGGGCGTTTTGGACTTTTAAATAAAAGATTCCAATATTCTTTTCTCCATATGAATATTTTAATTGTCTTATTTGAAGATTTTTTAGTCTTTTTAATTTGATCTTCACAATATTTCTTAGAGATATCAACAAACTCAATTAAAATATCTTTATTGACTGATTTTAAGGTTAATTGTTTAAGAATCCTATCTTCAACTGCTCCACACCCCCTCCCACTCGGGACAATTACTGTCTGAATGCCATCATTTTTTTTCAATGTATTCAATTCAAAGTGAATTACTTTATTTTGAAACTCAAATTGAAAAGAAGTATCTTCTGCTTCACAAATTTTTATTTTAAGTTCTTTTTCCCCCCTTCGTTTATATTCATAGGGTTTTAAGGTTGATTCTGATAAATATTTAAATTTATTTATTTTTTGAGAAATAATATTCTCACTACAGACATAATGAACGACATAATTAAAGAATTCGTCATTACTGAATAAAATTAGTTCTTTATCCATCCAATGTTTATATTTTTTATATAAGAACCCTTAAATAGTAAAATAAAAATATATGTATTAAATATAAAATGACAATCGCAGACTTACCCGCCGAAACCCAAACTAAAATCATAGAAATGGTTGAATCAGCTTGTAACATATGCCCTGAAGTCGAGGCTGCGGCTGCGGCTGCGGCTGCAGCTGAAGCTGATGCGCCTCCTGCCGATGCGGCTCCTGACGACGCGGCTCCTGCCGACGCGGCCCCTGCCGACGCGGCCCCTGCCGACGCGGCTCCTGCCGACGCGGAGGCCCCTGCCGATCCGGCAGAAGACGGAACAGGTGGTGTCACTGCTGCCCTCGAACCCTTCCTAAATATGAGTGTACCTTTTGAATTCAATGAATCATGTATGGTTATTACTATTATTTTTGCGATCCTTTTTATGTATAAGGAAGAAATTATGAAAACTAATTTAGTTAAAAAACTCTTAAAATAAATATATTGATAATAGTATAAATAACATTTTATGGCTATGGATCCAATACTGAATTTAGGTCGGAGATTAATTCAGAATTTTCCCTCATTTGAAGGAGGAGCAGAGGCAGTAAAAGAGCCCGAGGCAGAGGCAGAGGCAGAGGCAGGGACAGAGGCAGAGGCAGGGACAGAGGCAGAGGCAGAGGCAGGGACAGTAGCAGAAGAATTCACAAATATGGGATTAAAAGTGAATGAAACATGTATTTACTTAATTGTAGTCTACGTATTATTATTCTTATACAAAAAGGAAGTAATGGACCTTGTCAATAAGGTTTTAAAGAAACTTTAAATTAAATAAATTTGAATCAATTAATATTTTTTTTTTAATAAAGAATATGGAAATCTACGATATTATTCATGGTAATATTGTAATTGATGAGATTGCGAAGAGAATTATTGATACTGAAGAATTTCAACGTTTAAGGAACATTAAGCAACTTGGATGTTGTAATTTTGTGTTTCCTGGAGCAGTCCATACAAGGTTTGAACACTCAATCGGTGTTTATCATTTAGCAAAGAAGTATATTGATCTATTGAATGTAAATAATCAATATTTTACAAAAAGAGAAAGAGAATGTATTTCAATTGCAGGATTGATCCATGATATTGGACATGGCCCCTACAGCCATTTATTTGATGATCTATTTCCCGAAGATAAAAATCATGAATATCGTTCAGGAGAACTATTCAAACATATGAACCAAAGATATAAGTTAGGTTTTAATGATGGTGAACTCAAAGATATAATTCATTATATTTACCCAACAGGTGCCCCTATTGATTCCAAGGTTAGGTATAAATATCAAATCATATCAAATACGAATGGTATTGATGTCGATAGATTTGATTATTTAATGAGAGACATTAAGATGACCGGTTTAAATTATGGAATTGAATACGAAAGAATAATAAATCATTCAAGAATTGAAAAGAGTGAAATTGTTTATTCTGAAAAGGTAAAAACAAATATCGAAGAATTCTTCCGTATAAGGTTTATAATGTATAAAGATGTCTATAACCATCGTACAGTAAGGGGGATAGAATTTATGATGAAAGACTTTATCAAATTATTTAGTAAGATTTACTCAATGAATACGATTATTGAAGAAGATGATTGGAACAAGTTTCATCAATTAAATGATAGTATTATTCATATTGGTAATTTCAATACAAACTTATCAGATGAAGAAATTAATCTCAAAGAGATTATCTATAAGATTATGAAAAGGGATATCTATAAATCAGTTGGAGAAGTATTTTATCAAGAAGATATTGATATTCCTTTTGAATATGATAAGGATAGAGTTATTATTGATAAAATTACTATTAATTGTAATGATTATGAAGAATGTAAATATTACCAAGATAAAAAGGTAATTAATACATTAAAAGAGAAAGGGAAAGAGAAATTATATATTATAAGGATTTATTCAAAGGAAGTCGATGATAATGAATATGCGAATAAATTATTTAATCTTCTACCTGTTCATTAATATCATCTTCATCAAGTAAGTTATCTTCAATTGAATATTTGGATATATTTTGGTGCATAGCAGTCATTAGAGCTTTATTATTTTTATGGGTTTCTGTAACAATTCGGGGAGCAATTGACATTGTTTCTAACTCTTGTAAGAATAGTTTCATACAATATGGTATATTAATCATATCTTTGTCTTCTTTTTTACTATCATATGAAATAAGACCTGTTTTTTTATCAACTTGAACATTAAATGAGTCAGAGCGCTCCATTACACTTTCTCTCATAAAATATGACATACCATGTCCCCATATGGCCCATTGTTCCATTTCACCAATCCTTAAACCACCTTCATTTGCCCTTCCTGATGCAGGTTGTCTTACTAAATGTTGTAATTTACCCGTAGCTCGACTATGTATTTTATCATCTACCATAATCTTTAGACGTTGATAATATGTTGGTCCAATAAAGATAGATGTCTTAATTTGATCACCAGTAATACCTGAATACATTACTTCATCACCATTTTTTTCATAACCAAAGCCTTCTAACACTTCTGAAAATTCACTAATATCATTATTTTGAAAGGGTGTTGCATCACCAAGAAATCCACCCATACACGCACTTTTACCGAGAATAACTTCTAATAATTGATTAATTGTCATTCTACTTGGTATAGCATGTGGATTAATAATGATATCAGGGACAATACCCTCCTTTGTAAATGGCATCTCCCAACTAGGCAGGACCATACCACACATACCTTTTTGACCACAACGAGATGAAAACTTATCACCTATTCCAGGTATTTTTACTTTTCGCACCCTTACTTTACATTGCCTTAAACCTTCGGTAATACTTGTAACAATTACTTTATCTACTATTCCAGATGTTCCATGATTAATCTTTTCCCCTGAAACTGATGTTATTTCTTTACCATCAATATTCTTTTTAAAACACTTTGATGTAATAATATCACTATCTGTAATTTGTGTATTTTCTTTAATAAATCCATTATCGTCTAAGTTATCATAGTTCCCTGTTTTTAACTTCTGTATGTTTTTTTCAAGTAGAGGATTACTAAAATATTTTTTCTCTCCACCAACAATCTCTTCTTTATCTCCGTAACTTCTAAAGTAAAGTGATTTGAATAATCCACGATCAACAGATGACTGGTTAAGAATAACTGCATCTTCTTGATTATATCCAGAATAGGATGCAATTGCAACAATTGCATTTATTCCATAAGGTAATTTATCAACATCTGTATATTTTTTATACCTTGTCGTAACAATGGGTCTTTGAGGATAATTAAGTATATGTGAAAAAGTTTCAAACCTTGTATTATAAGCAGAAGAATATACACCTACAGCATGTTTTGTTTGTTGACATGAGAATGCATTTCTTGGATATTGACTATGTTCTGGAAATGGAATATTAAGGGAGACAGCACTTAAAATAAGTGATGAATGAATTTCACAATGTGTATGTTTATTTCCAAATGTTTTCATATCCTTCGCAATAAATGCATTTTCTGTTTCACTTGAATCAATATATTCAATGGGCGCCGAATACTTTTGGAGAATTTCTAAGAAATTTTTATCTTCTTTCAATTCATCTAATTCTTTTTTATAATATGTATTTGAATTAAAATCAACTTCCTTTTTTAATTGATTGTATAAGAATCCATGAATTGCAGTCTTCCATGTTTGTATCAGTGAATAATCTCCTTGTATTAATTCGTTATATTTTTCTCCATCGGATGATTCTTTAAGACTAAAAATAGGCCTTATCATACGTCCTGAATCACAGAATATATATATTTCATCCATTTGAACGTTCCATGAAATAGAAGTAGTTATATTAATAAAGCTATTTAGCTTTAACAATCTCATATATTTAACTAAATAAGAAGGTTCATAATGAACTCCAACTAATTTTCCATTTAAGAATACCTTCGTTGAATGATAAAAATCTTTATAGATAACTTGATTTAATAATACAAGGTTACAATCTGTAAGTGCTTCTAGAATAGATTCTTCACTAATATTTGTTGTAACCCTTGCAATAATCGATAGATGGTTAATAATACCTACATTTGAACCATCTGGTGATTCAGTAGGACATACAAAACCCCATTGTGAATTATGAAGCTTGCGTGGACCAACCGACTTAGATCCAGCTGGTAATGGATATGATAGTCTCCTTATATGAGATAATGTTCCAAGCATAACATTGCGATTCAAATCTTGAACTATACCTTGACGACTTGATAAACCGGTTCCAAACCTTGCTCCAAATGATTTTACAATTGCATCCATAATTTTACTATCAAATATCTTCGGAATATTCATTTTATGAACTATATTTGATATATCAACATCTGGAGACGATTCAAAATTAAGTTTATATTCTAAATCAATATTTAATGATGTATTACGTTTAAAATTCCCCCATAACTCCCTGTACAATTCTAATAGAAGAGAACCGGGTAAATCTATTCTTTTATTTGTATATGAATCTCTATCTGTTTCATTGTATACGTTTAAATAAGTTAAAAGAATATTCCTTACTGAATATCCTAGATATTTTCCTTTTTCCAAATTATTATTACCATAGTTTGGAAAAAGATTATTGTTTAATATATCAATTACATTAAAGTTTTCTTTACCTTTTGTATTCAATGATAATAATTTGAATGCGTTTTTTTGGTTAAAAATTGGTTGAGCATCTTTGATGGATGGAAGTATTAATTCATATAACTTATTTTTCAATTGATCATTATCTGTATCATAAATGATGTATGATAATATATCTTTATCTGTTTCAATACCTAATGCTCGAAACATAATAAATAATGGAATATTAACATCAAAGCCTAAAACACGGACAGTAAATGTTTTTTCTTTAATGATAATATTTTTTTCTTTATTCCTTAACTTATGTTCAATGAAGGATACATAATTCGTCCTTGAGGATTGAAATCCTTCATTTGAAATAGACTTAATATTTCCTTGAAGAATAATATTATCTTCGGGAGATTTATTAATATAGAGGATATTATTCACTTTTTTCTCTTGAGATAAAATAACTTTTTCTTTACCTTTAATAATAAAATAACCACCATGATCATAAGGACATTCTCCAAAATCAGATAATTTGATAGGGTCTAACTTATGAAGTAAACAAAGTTTTGAATGAACCATTATCGGAACTGATCCTATATTCACTTTCTTAAAATTACGAACAACACTATCTCCATCACGATTATGGAAAATATAATGAATACCTATGTTACATAGTACTGAACTTTTATATGTTAGATCTTTAAGGCGTGCTTCATTTGGATACATAACAGATAATCTATCATCTTTATAGATTGCAGGCGATGAAACAAAAATATTTTCAATATCTTTTTCAACTATTTTTCCATCTTCTTCTTCTTTTATTTTACGAATAGGGTTTCCTTCTTCATCTAAAGTTTCTCCATAATAAATCCTTATTTCGTATTCAAATGTTCCTTTTCTTTTATTACCACCTTTAAAAAGGATAAAAGGGTTCTCACGTTGAATAATATTTTTAAGTCCATTCTGTTCTGAAAAAATAAATTCATCAAATGAATCAACCTGATGTTGTGATTTATAATAATCTGTATCCCTAAAAAATGTATCTATAATATCCCATTCATTTATTAATTTTTTATCTCCCATAAAACAACAATTATATTATTATGTATTTTTTATTTTAAATGATATAACATCAAATAAAATATTGGAATATAGTATAATAAAATGAGTCTGAACTACGCTTACGAACTTGAGCCGGAACCCGAACCTGAACCTGAACCTGTAGTAGAAAGATCACGCAGCAAGTCACGCAGCAAGTCACGCAGCAAGTCACGCAGCAAGTCACGCAGCAAGTCACGCAGCAAGTCACGCAGCAATTCGCCCC